GGGGTGGTTGAGTCAACCAAGTCATCGTGATCTCCTGCTGGAAAAGCTGCACATTCTTCCACAACTTCCTCAGCCCACCTTGTATTTGGACACCATACAACGCCACTTGCAAATAAATCTGTAACACTGTTAACTCTGGCTATCTTATCCTGTCCACGGCTTGGTGTAAACTCCGTAACTGGTATTCCCATAGCTCTAAGTTCAAAAATTAAGGGTGAGCCTGCTGCTTTTGCCTCTACAATCATCTGATCTGGCTCAAATTCCCAGTATTTATCATAGGCTGCACGTTTTAAGTCAGGAAATTCTAGTTTTTCCTTGAAAGCATCTATTAAAATAAGGTTTGGTCTCTCATTTCCGTCATCATCAGGGTGATAAAAGATGCCCCATGTAGTGCAGGCACTATAATCTGCTCTTTGTGTCTTTAAAAACGCTGTATCCCACGATTGTATGATGGAATCACAGGCTGGAAAGTCATTTTTGTCCCATTCCTGCCACCATTCTCTCTTAATTAGAGCGCCTTCCTCTGACGTAGGGTCCTGTTGGTACTGTGCGTTCCATTTTGCCACTGGTAATTCAGCTCTTAGAGCGTCTAACTCTGATCTTTTCCAGAACTCGGGCCATAAAGTCTTGTTTGAAGGCAATATTGCAGGAAGTTGTATCACTTCCCAATCATTAGATCCCTCTCTTTCAATAGATTTATTGATTATCTGCCCTGTAAGATCTCTTTTTGACCATCTTGTCATCACAAGTATGATAGCACCACCCGGTTGTAGTCTCTGACGGGGTCCTGATGTGTACCATTCGTAAACTTTGTTATAAACTTCTGGATTATATTCACCCATTGTGGCTTCCTGTTCGGAGTGGGGGTCATCAATTATCAAAATATCAGCACCCTTACCCGTCACTGCACCACCAACACCTATCGCAAAGTAATCACCGCCCTTGTTTGTATTCCATCTACCTGCTGCTTTACTGTCTGTAGATAATTCTATGCCTGAAAATACATTTTGGAAATCTTCATTCTGTATTAAATTACGAACTTTACGACCAAAGCCCACTGATAGCTCTGCAGTGTGAGCAGTTTGTATAACTTTCTTTTCCGGATATTTACCCAAGAACCATGCAGGAAATAAATAACTGGCAAACTCTGACTTGGTGTGACGGGGTGGCATATTGATAATTAATCTTTTTAAATCACCCCTAGCCACTCTCTCAAATGCCTCTGCCATTATCTCATGATGTTTGCCATGAATAAAACTGGGCCACATAAGTTTAACAAAAGGAAGAAACTCATCTCTTGCCTCTTCTCTTTCCTTAACTTTCTCATACTCCTCTACAAGAGCAAGTATTTCTTTTTGTTGTTCCGGGGGTAACTCACCAATCTTATCAAGATTGTTTTTTAAAATATGTGAAAGCTCATTCATTACCATTCCTGCAATCAGGCGGTCTGCTCTCGACTATCTTCTTTGCCAACTCAATCATCCATAAAGACTCACCTGTATCAACCGAAGAAGATACATGTAAAACCTTTTCACCACGATCATCAGTTGTCCATCCTATTACAAGCGCATCTTCCAATTCATACTCTTCTAAAATTTCCGGAGGTTTTCTGTAATCATCTAAAGTTACAATATTGTCTGACAAGTAATTGTTCCTTTTGCAATATATATAAACATCTGTAATATATATAACTTACTGTATAACCATCTGTGCTATATCTGACTTACAATATAACCTTATGTCGAATATTTATATATATTGTTATACATAATTTTTTTATATATTATTTGAACGTAATTTGCAATAGCTAAAAGAATCATATAGGCATTTTTTTTAAAGTTTATATTATTTAACCTACATATACATCTATTTACATTTAAAAAGGGTGACCCCTTGTTGAAATTTAGTATTGTAGTGTGCAAAATCAACATACACACGTGTGTAGCGGCCACGCATATACCGGTGGTTGGGGGTAGGTGGGGTAAAGATAAGTCAGAAATAAATTTAGACCGGACACTTTTTTAAAATAATTTATCGTTAGTAGCTGTAAGTAATTAATCGTAGCTAGGTGTAAAACTTTACGTAACTTTTTACTTGGATATTATACTGTTGAGCCTCTTCAATAACTCACTCTCTATTTCTACAGATGATCTGTCTCTATTATCATCAACCTTTATAACGTCAGTAAATAATCCCATATTTTTACCAAGCATCTCTAATGCTTTCAGCCGGACACTATCAGTAATAGTTACATCGTCTGCCATAGCCTCAATCTTGTTTAACAATAGATCTGATCGTTTGACCTCATTCATGCGATGTAGTGATGCTTTTTGCTCCAATAAACTATCAATAAATATTCTAATGTTATCCCTAGACCTTAATCTACTTGCCAACATTCTGAGAGTGTTTCCCTTAATATCTTTACTAACATTATAATTGTTACGATAGGCATCTATTAAGCTCATTCCCTTTTCTCCATTTTTGCCTACAACATCATAACAAAAACCTCGCATCTTTTCTGTCAGATCCCCACCAACAACATTAGATTTTTTACTCTTGTTATTCCGGCTGTTGTTATCACTTACCAATTTTAATTTAGGTTTGTTATCTTTTTTATCTGTCATTTTTAATGCCTCAAAAGTTTATGTAAAGTTTTGCTGTCGTGTTCATGTTTCCTGCATGATTACCAATAGTAACATTTTATTATCTTTATTTGTAGTCTCATTTCGTGAAATATTAATTGCTGTCGATTTAAGAGCCATACAGCACATGTACCACTTTTAAGCTATGATATATCAAAAACTTTAGTTTCAGCGTTTTTGTTGTCCACCTTGAGTTACAGCTATAGATGTAAATTAATGGTAATTAATAGTAATTAATATCAACTTTAATACTTGTATTAATCGAAAAAAAGAATATATTAGTACTTGAAGATAACAGCCCCTATTTGGCAACTTGTTTGAACTGTAAAGCAAACATCCCTTTTTTAACCTACTTGGGAAATTAGGATCTCGGAGACCGGAACTTGTTTTGGTCATGACCTCGAAAAGGCAAGAGCGATACAGCCCCCACAATTCGATCTGATGAGGATGACGATATGGGCTAGTAGTTTCACACGAGTTACCAAATAGTGGCTGTATCATTCTAATCAATCAATCAATCAATCAAATTATGGAGTTACCATTATGTACAAGAAATTAAATAAAGACGAAATCAAATTACTAAGACTTTTATCTGATGCTTATAACTTTGGAAATATTGCTGATGTAGATAGTGCAACAGACAAAGAGTTTGGTGGTAAATTTGTTGGCAACTATGAAACAATGGATTTAGTAAATGGATTAGATCACAATCTAGTTTCTCAAATTTGTAATCCAATATCTAAGATTATAGTATCTATGATTGGTCAAGAGTTACATGATCATTGGATCAATGGATCAAACTACGATGTAGATTGGTTAATCACATTAACAGATAGCCAAGATACAAAACCTCAGCCATTAGATTTTGGTGGTTGGAATATTCCACAAGACAAACAGCCTAGCTGATGAGACCTAATGAGGTCGAAACATTGAGCAGTATTTACTGCTCTTTGTCCTAGGATAAAACAACAATTAACCGGAGTACCATATGCCTAACAAAATAATAAATTTATCATATGACAAATATGATTATTCTAAAAAAGATATTACTGCCCATACAAATACAATCAAAAAAATGGTTCGTAAATGTATGAACCATCTCAAGAAAAAAGAATACGAATTAAATATTACATCTAAGGATGTAGATAGAGCAGTAGCTGTTACTAAAATTGTTAATTCCACAAGATCCGGATCAACTAAAGCCGGTGCTGATAGGATATTAATTAATCTTAGTTATTGGCAACACCTAGATGAAGAACACTTTCATACAGAATATAAAAGCTACAATAATGATCCACAAATAGGGGGCAGAAAATGTCTCAAATTAGATCATGCTTATCTGATGAGTGTTAGCCATGAGGTCAGCCATCATGTCCAATTTGCAAGGGCAAAATATGTAAAAAGATTTAAGACCACTTATAGAAAGCCACATGGAGATTGTTTTAAGGCAATCTATAGGTATTTAAGAAGAGACCTAGTTAATCCTATTATCGACAAGGACATACTAGACAACGACAACCAACCTAAACCATCTGTAAACAAGGAGACTATAATGCAGAAAAATAAAGTAATAATATCTAACGATATAAAGAAACAAATGGCATCTCAAGAGGCACAGCACACGTTGCTAAAGGGATCTAACAAAGCACAATCTGAGGCTATGAGTGCCATAAGAGTTGATCAATATGCAGAGGGAGTAGTAATAGTCCATGCATTACCTAGAACTGATACCGGTAATCTTCTAGAAGATCATTCAAACGAGATCCTTACTATACTTGAGGCAGAGATTAATATGTCTCGCACTCAAGCAGAATTGTTTAAGAGAAATATAACTCTTTTCTCAAACAAGCATAAGGATGATATGCCAACTAGCAATCTGACAAAAAGTTTTGTGTTAGATTTGTTTGCTAAGTTAGATCTTAAATCTCAAGCTAAGATCATTGCACATAACAAGGGCGATGATGTTAAAACACCTTTGGATACAATCATCGATAAGCTAGTAGGTCTGAAGACTAAGACCGGTAAGCAAAGAGATGGTCTTATCATGACACAATCTGAACTTGATGATTTCAAGGTTAGATTAATCAATAGGTTTGAGATTGCAGACAAAGGCAGAAAGGCAATCGATGAGGCAGAGGAAGAGCAATCAGTAGTTGACGATGTTACTGAGGCTTTACTTGCCTAGACTAATGCACAAATTGACACAGATCTATATGGTCTGTGTCTGCTTGTTCATTGGATGTAATATCATCATGAGCAGTAACGACAATAACAAGAGGAGATATTAATTGTCACAAAAATATAAAGAACTCATTGCACCTAGTGATTATGAGACAAT